CGGACCTCTTTGTCGGTGAACCAGCCGTAGCTGTCACGCGACACGTTGAAGCTGGAGCGGTTGCCGCGGGGGTTGTCGCCGTTCGTGTAGAGCTGGTCGTAGATGTCGTCGGAGATCCGCTCCGCGACGATGCAGCGGTTGGCGTCCCCCGCGCACGGGTCCGCGCACTGCGGGTCCCATATCACCGTCTGCGGGTTCGCGATGTTGATAATACGGAGCACCTGCGAGAAGGCGCCCTTGCCGTCGTCCTGCATGTAGGTCGGCATGATGCGCCACGCGCCGAAACCGCCCGCCACCGCGAACTTGAACTGCTCCTTGTAGATTGAGTCCGCGCGGCTCGCTTGCTCGATGGAGCGGCAGAGGCCGGCGAAGATGTCCGCCACCGCCTCCGAGGCGCCCTCTGACGCGGGCCGGACCTTGCCGGCGGGGCGCGTCTGTCGCATGTCGGCGACCACCATGTTCACCGGCTGCAGGCAGCGGTTGAAGGTGTAGCAGGGTTTCCCGCGGCGATTCTGCAGCACCACGGGGTCCCACTGCCCCTGCGCCTCAGCGTTGTAGATGAAGTTTAGGTCTTCGGAGTGCATCCGCCTGTTCTCTTCCCAGGCGCCGACTCCGTCATCATAAAACTGCTTGATGCGCGACAGAAGCGCGCCCTCGTCCTCGATCTCGAAGCCTGGGGAATTAGGGAGCCGGCCGCGCTGGCCTGGCACGTCCCCAATCAGATCCCAGTTGTCAGAAGAGTTTGTCGAGGCCATTACGTCGGCATTTCATCCAATATCGCGCGCTGACCATCGCCAACGAACACACCGTCGAACGTGTTCGGCGGGACATACTTCGCCGCGCCGTCGTTCTTCCACTCGTGGACCTCTTTGCCGTCCTTCGTCTTCCGGCCGCTGGGCAGCAGCCGCTGGTGCTGAACCCGGACCTGGTTGCGGATCGCCGGGTTCTTGAACTGGTAGGGCGCGACCTTGCCCTTGCGCTCGATGACGAGGTTGTTCATGCCGGCGGTGATGTGCACGGTATAGAACCCGAGCTGCATCTTCCGGCCGTTCGCGTCAACGCGCCGGGGGTCTTCATCCTGCTGGCACTCCTCGACGATCTTGCCGTCGGAGGCCGGGCGCTTGACGAAGCGCCAGTCGACGGAGGTCGACTTCGTGCCCGTCAGCTTGTCCTCGTGCTCCGCCTTGTGGGCAGACTGCTGTCGTAGTCTGATACCCTCTTCGTGCTGCAACTTCAATGTAACGCTCATTTGGTCTCACCCTTTGCTCGTGCAAGTAAAAATTTGCCCATCTCTTTGCTGCGCCCCCGCAGGGACGCGATCAAGCGATTGATGTCGACGTTGTTTTTCTTGTACCCAAAAAACAGGAGCTTGTTGTTCCAGACGTCGACCAACATGAACACACCCTGCCGACGAAAGTCAGCCTCCACCTCGTCGATTGGCTTCACCCACTCCATACGCCACCGTGCGTCGCCATCTCCGGGCTCCATGAGAACCAGGGCATCCCGCCGTCGCTCGCGGGCGGCGCCTTCGCCACATCGAAGCCGGACATCACGTTGTATCGGGTGGCGTCCATGATGTGGTCATTTTTCTTGATGATGTTCCCCTTCTCGTCGCGGCGGTAGAGGCGAACCTCTTTGAACCAGTTCGTCAGCGTGTCGAATACACGCAGCTGCTGCGTCGAGAGCATGTCCCAGGTCTGCACCAGACCGGACACCACCGTGTTGTCCGCCTTGCTGACCTTGAGCCCTAGCCGGCAGTACGCGTCAATCAGCAGCTCGCCGTCCGGCCCGCGCGCCTTCTGCGCAGCAGGATCAATGACGCCGGGTATCCACGCGCCGCGGCGCATGATGGCGGCGGCGTGCACCGCCGGGTCCGCCTGCCCGCGGTAGTATTCATCGTACGCGACCGCCGGGTACCGCTGCTGGCCCGACGCGTCCTTGAATCCGTTGTCGATGTCCCACGCGAACCAGACCACCGCGGTACAGTTCCAGCCAGGGTCCATACCGTAAGAGCGAGGCCAGTGGTCCGGTATCTTGAAGGGTGCGATCTTCATCACGTCTTCCGGTATCGGGTAGATCGCGCCGACGCCGTGCCCGGGGATGCCGGACTTTCGAGCCTGGAGCTGCCACGAGGGGACGCCCGCGAGGATCTGCTTCTTCTCTTTTTCGCCGAGGTGTGGGACGTCGTCCATATCTAAGAATACCGCTGCCTTACTCAAGTACCTCGATCTCCTCTTCCTCGCCCTCGCCCATGTCCCACGCCTTGCCCGGCTCCGCGTCCGGCTCCGGCGCCAGCTCGGGCATGAAGGTGATCATCAGGTCGCTGACGCCTAGCAGCGGCGTCTCAGAGAGCACCAGCGTGCCGTTCGGCTCGCCGGGCACCGTACTCATGAGGCGGAGCAGGCACTCGGTGTAGATTTCGAGTTTTGGCTCTTCGTCGAGGTGGATTCGGTGCTGGCGAGTTCCCTGAAACGCTTCTCGGCCCTGGTCATAGGACTTGAACTGAAGCGTCGATATTCCACCCGATACATGTCTAACAAAAACTGACTCGAATGCGTCTGCCAGGCCATGCTTCACCGTTTTCCTGACCAATAAGTCTCCCGGGATCATCCCGGTGCCGTAGGCTTGCTCTTGCCCAGGCTTCCCACAGAATTTTTCTTGCAAAATGTCGCGAGTATTCTTCGCGGTGTCCGTCGCAACCCACATATCAATCGGGTGGCTGTATCTGCGTCCCGGCCACCAGTCAGGATACAGCCCGGTGAGGTGCAAAGTGTCCGCGAAGCAGGTGCAGTGCGTTTTTCCGGTTCGGTTTCCGCCGAAGAGCGCGATCTCGTCGTGTACTTTCTCAAGACCGAAGAACTTCATCTGCTTCGGGTAGTGTTTTCTCCCGAGCGGACAGTTTTTTAGGCTTGGGTGGTCACTCGGATCCTGAAACCAGGTCACTATTTGGGTCTGGTCCTGGGTCCGCGCTCTCTGCTCCAACCAACTCAGCAGCTTCGTCTGCTCCGACAGGCTCAACGTCCCGGTACTCTGCTTCAGCAGCATCTTCTTCAGGCTCGTCGGGAGCGGAGAGTAGACCCTGTCTATCAAATCTTGATAGGAGGCTGGTAATTTGCGCATTTATCTGGTCCGCGTTGAGATTTTGTTTGATGTTCATGTCGACCTTCAGGTTCTCACCGAATTTTTCGGGGAAAAGGTTCGACGCGACGCGGCTCAGTAGCTTGACGTCGCCCTTGATGGCGGCGGAGGAGGCTGCCTGATTGAAGATCGCCTTCGAGATCTGCTCCGCCTCCTCAAAATCTCTCTGAAATTCCGAATTTTCAGCCAGCTCCTTGTGAAACTGGACGTTCGTCGCGCCGATCACACCGAGAGACTTCTTCAGGTCGGCCGTGTTGGCGTACGTGATCAAGAAACTGCGTCGCTTGTCGTCGGTCCAATCGAACTCGGCGGTGATCTTCTGCGTGTGCGTGATCCCGAGGCTCTCTTCGAGGCGGTTCACCGCCTCACGGAACACCTCGTTCCAGCTCAGGATCGCCAGAAACTCGGTCTCAGAGCGCCCGACAGCCTCCGCGGCGGCAACAAAATCTTTCAGCTCCGCGTACTTCGCCAAAAAAAGTTTCTCGCCAGCGTTCGGCTGCGGAGACTTGACCACCATCGCAGTATTTTTCTGCGTGTAGTTGCGCTTCTTCGCCTCCTCCAGCTCGGGGACGCCCTTGCCGTAGATCGGCAGCTTCCCCTTCTTGATGCGCTCGCAGTCTGCGCAGACGCTCGGGTTCGAGACATAGCGCGCGGCGCGGTGGCCGGTGACGCAAATCTCACCGGTCCAGAAGTGCGGCCACCCGCGCGCCTTCGCCTCCGCGAGGGAGACAAAGCGCGTCGGGGTGTGATTGTACAGATCCGGGGTGCCGTTGCGGAGCGGCGCGACCGTCTCCGGCTTGACCTTCGGCCATTTCCCCCACTCGTGTTTCGGGAGGTTGGGGTCGCGCTGGTCGCCGATCATGCGCGGTGCCAATCCTCAGATCCGGACATGAAGTTCCCGTGTCGGTCGTAGCCGGCGCTCTGTTGCCAGAGCAAGCACTCGTTCAGTGACTCGTCGGGATCTATCGAGTAGATCGCCTTCTGCCAAACGAACACGAGCGGCCCGATTCCGGGGAAGCCGACGC